AGTTTTCGAGCCACCGGCCGGCGGCGGAAATCCTCCCCTTCACAGGAAACTATTTTCTACCCGTTTCTACCCGTTTCTACCCGTTTGCTCCCGTTTCGCCAGCACCCCCTTCACACCCGCTCGCGGTAATGGCACTCCGCCCACATGCGGGGGCTGAACGGCCCGCCGCGAGGTCGTGAAAATGTGCGGCCCCGCAACAACCCTCCGTTCTGACAACGCGACTTGGAGCATCAAAACCATGGGACAGACAGAATCAGATTTCAGCATCGGCGATGTCATTGACGCGCTCGGGATCAAACTCCCGGCAGTTGATGAAATTCCTGCGGCCAATGAGGAGCCCGCGACAGCGGACACCGAGGCCGAACAGGAGACGGTTGCCGAGGAGCAAATTGATAACGAAACGACCGAAGACCAAACCGAGGAAACCGACGCCGCCCCAGAGGCCGACGCGGAAAACGAGGAGGAGGAATCCGGGGACGAGACAGACGGGGAGGAGGAAACGGCGCAAGCCGCCGAGCCCGCCGCCGTCAAGAAACTCGCCAAGAGAGTGGACAAGCTCACCGCCCGCGCCAAAAGCGCCGAGGAGCAATCCGCCACACTCCAGGCCGAACTCGCCGCCGCCCGCGATGCGCTTACCCGAGCGCAACCCATCGTGGTGCAAGATTTCACCGACCCGCTTTCCGATGTGCAAAGCGTCGAGGAATTGGACCGCCGAATCCTTTCGGCAAACACGGTGCTCGACAATGTGCCCGACCTGATTGCGAAAGCAGACATGGAAGGCGAAGTCGAGGTGCCGATGGGCGATGGCAGCACCCGCAAATTCAGCAAAGCCGAGTTGCAGGATCGCTTGCGCGCCGCCCGCCAAATCCTGAAAGGGGAGGCCCACCGCCGGAGCTACTTCGCGGCACGCGAGGGTTTTCAATCCGAAGCACGGAGCATCTACCCCGAGCTTTTTGAAAATAACTCCGACGCCAGAAAAATGATGATGGATACCGTCCGTGCGTATCCCTCGCTGGCCAAGATGCCAAATCTCGAATTGGTGATTGGCGATGCCATTCGCGGGCAAGCCCTGCGATTTCAGCAAGCCGAAGCCCTCGCCAAGAAAGCCTCCGCAAAAGCCAAGCCCGCCGCCCCGAGCAAACCTGCCTCGGCTCCGAAAGTCGTTACGCCATCCGCTGCTCCCAAAACCAAATCGAAACCCGATCCGCTGGAAGCCTTGAAGAAGTCTGGAAACCGAGATGCCGCCGAAAATTTCGTCGCGTCGCTTTTCAACTAACCAGCAACCCAACAACCAAAAAATAATCTTATGGCAGCTACACCAATCACCACAGTCAAAGGCCAACGCGAGGACTTGTCCGACGCAATGGTTCTCATCGAACCCGGCGACACACCGCTTTTCAGCATGTGCCGGAAATCCAGCGCACCCACAAATGTCCTCTTTCAGTGGCCCGCTGATAAATACTCTGATCCCGTCACCACGGGCGTTCTCGCCAACGAGGATGTGAGCTCCTACGACGACGAGCACGCCAACCGCGAACTTCTCGCAGGCCGCGTGCAGAAAGTCCGCCGTTCGTTCCAAGTGGACGACCTTGTGGAAAATGTCGCCGAGCTCGCAGGCGTGGGCAAAAAGCAGGCTTTCAGCAAAGCCGGTGCGAAAGCCCTCACCGAACTCAAAACCGACATCGAGGCCATCATGGGCTCGGACAACGACAGCCAGGTGCAATCCGGCGCAGCCCCCTACAATACCCGTGGCGTTGGCTCATGGATCAGCGCGACCGCGCAAGCGGACACGGCCACTGCCGTTCCCGCCGCGTTCCGCACTCCCGCCGCGTCGATCAATACCACGGCCACCGCTTCTTTAACGGAAAGCAATGTCATTGATATTCTGGAGTCGATGTTCAAGGTGCGCCGCGCCCGCAAGAACTACGACCTCGTGTGCGGCACCGCGCTCAAGCGTGCGTTCACCGCATTCATCCGCACCCAGACGGGTTCGCCAAATGTCATGTCCTCGATCCGCACCTTCTCCAGCGATGTCGAGAACAAGAAAATCGTGAACACGATTGATGTGTATGAAGGCGACTTCGGTTCGCTCTCGATGCATGTCAGCACCTACCTCGCCAACGGTGCGGATGCCGCCGTCTCCGCTGCTCGCGGCTATGTGCTCGATATGGAGCTCGTTTCCATCGGCTTCAACCGCAAGCCCCGCATGGAAGAGCTTGAAGATCGTGGTGGTGGCCGCCGTGGATTCGTAGATGCCATCTTCGGCGTCGCCGTCTCGAATCCCTCGGTCCTCGGCAAATTCGCCGCAACGACCTAATTCCCGCGCGCCCGCAAAGCCGGTGGCCCTCTTTCTTGTGGGGCCACCGGCACACGGCGCGGATTTTTATGAACGAGGCGCTCAACGAAATCCTCTCGGAAATCCCCGGCGACATCGCCGAGGGAGCCAAGACCGAGCTTTTCGCCAAATGGAACGAGCAAGCCGCGCAAGCGGATGCCCGCCAGCACGACATCGCCGCCGATCATGCCCAGCATTCGATCCGGGCGATTGAGGGCATTGGTTCGTTGACGCTGAGTGTTGACCCCCAAATTTATCATTTCTGGAACTGGAAGGTTCCCGGCTGCTGGCGCGACAGCGATTTCATTCGCTGGTTCAAGCGCAACTTCCCGCAATGCGTGGTGAAGTGTGGCGGCACGGGCAAGACCATGTTCCTCATGCCCGGCTTGAAAACGGCCTGATGGACGACCAAGAACAGCTCCGCGACGCTAAATTCTGGGTGGGGCAACTTTCGCAAGCCGCCACCGATGGCTCGTGGTTCTCTTCCCTGCGCGGGAGAAATTACGATACCCGCATGGCCCTGTGGGATGGGCAATCCCCCGATGGCCGCAAGTGGGCCGAGAACATTGGCCGCGCCCCGTTCCCTTGGAATGGGTCAAGCGATTGCCGCATCCGCTTGGCCGATCTCGTTTGCAACCGCGAGGCCCAGCTTTGCACCACCGCCACCTTTGCGGCCCGCCTGCAAATGATGCCGGTCGAATCCTCCGATGCCATGCTCCGCACCGCTGCCGAGAGCGTGGTAAAATGGATGCTCTTTCAACATTGCTCCTCCGATCTCCGCCGCGAAATCGAATTGGCCCTCAACATCCGCGCCACCTACGGCCTTGCGATTATGGGAGTGTTTTGGAAAACCACGACGCGCATCGAGGAGAAAAGCATTTCCCTGGAGGACTTGATCGCCATGGCCGCCGAGACCCGCGACCCTGCCGTGGAGTCCTTCATCGGCGCGGTGCTCGATCCGCTGCAAGAGGAAATCGCCATCGAGCTCGCCGAGCAATACGCGCCCGGCACCGGCACTGCCGCCAATATCCAAAAGCTCCGCGAGGGCGGAACGGTGGAATACACCCAGCCCTACATTTTTGAGAGCAAGCCGGAGTGGACTGCGTTGGAGCCTTTCAACGATGTGATCTTCCCCACGGCCACCTTCGATCTGCAACGCGCCCCATGGATCGCCCGCCGCGAGGTGGTGACTTGCGAGGAATTGGAGGAACGCACGCTCACCGAAGGCTACCCCGAGGAATTCTACGAGAAGGCCGAGAAATACAAAGGCGGCAGCTTGTGGCCCGTTTATTCGCAGCAAAACCACAACCGCCGCGACAGCATCCTCTGGCAGGACAACCGCGACCTCATCGAGCTCTGGCATGTTTATTCCAAGGAGACCGACGAGGAAACGGGCGCAACAAAAGTGATGTGCCGGGTCATGCACCCGAATGTGGAAATCTTCGCCAAGGAAGAAATCTCCCCCTACTCGCACGGCGAATATCCTTTTGTGGAGTTGCCCCGCGAGCGAGTCACCCGCTGCCTGCTCGAAACCCGAGGCGTGCCGGAAATCGTCTCGACCATGCAAGCCGAGATCAAGACCCAGCGCGACTACCGCACCGACCGCGCCGGGATCGCCATTCTTCCGCCCATGCGCGTGCCGGCCAATCGCGGCAAGCTGGACATCATCCTCGGCCCCGCCGTGCAAATCCCCGAGCGCCGCCCGAATGAGTTCGGCTGGATGCAGCCGCCGCCCTTCGACCAAGGCACCATCGAAATCGAGCGCGCCGTGCGCCGGGATGTGAATGAGTATTTCGGAATCATCGGCGAAGGCGTCGATCCAAACTACGCGCAACTCGTCACGCAGCACACGGTGGATCGCTGGCTCCGGGATTTCAAAGCCATCCTCAGCCAAACCGTGCAGCTCATGCAGCAATACATGCTGCCGGTGCAAATCCTCCGAATCAGCGGTGGGCAAACCACGCCGTTTCAAGCCGACCGCGAAAGCATCCAAGGCAAGTTCGACCTCATCGTGGATTGGGATTCCCGGAACCTCGACAGCGAAGCCCTCGGCGTGAAACTCGAATATATCTCGAAAGCCATTGTGCCGATGGATGTCGCCGGAGTCATCGACCGGGCGGGCCTTGTGAAATTCATCATGGCCGCCGTGGATCCCAACCTCGCCGACCTGCTTGTGCGCGACCCCGGCCCCGCCGCCGCCATCGAGGCGCAGGATGAACAACTCGCCTTCACCAAGATCGCCGCAGGCACCGAGCCGGAATTGCCCACCGAAGGGCAGAACTTCCAGCTCCGTTCGCAAGTCCTGCAAGGAATCATCCAAGCCAACCCCGCGCTCCAGCAGCGTTACCAGCAGGATGAGATTTTCCGCAGCATGATCGAAGCCCGTATGAAGGGTTTCAATTTCCAAGTCCAGCAACAGCAAAACGCCCAGATAGGCCGCCAAGGCACCCTGCCCGCTTTGCAA